GTTGAACCACTCGTCCTTCGTATCCACCAGCACCCCGGACACTCCGTTCTTTATCGCCCTCGCATAAGGCCCGTAGTTCGTTGCTACCGTAGCCATCTTCAGCGCGGAGTATTACTTCCACTTCAAGGCCGACCGGCAATCATTGAACTTGGTCTTGGATATTGGCGCGATGCCGATATCGCAACACAAGGACCGCAATAGGTACGGATACGCCTCGATATGCACCCACGGATGCACTTCCACCCGCGAGTAGTCCAGGGCGTTCGGTATCTGCTTCCAGTCGGTGCCGATGAACACAAGCCGCAGGCGAGGATACTTCTCCTGCAACCGCTTCAGCACATCGCTTACGAAGAAGAAATCCTCCTGGTGGTTCGCCGCGCCCGTGTACAACAGTCGAACCTCGTCCTTCTCCCAACGCATGGGAGGCCTCTCCCAAAGGCCGAAATCTACGGCGTTTGGGACAACCCTCACATGATCGTTGAACCGCCTGTATTCCTTCGCCAGCGGCTCGGTCGTTACGGTGATGCAATCGACCGCACGGATCGTATTTATGAAGTCCTTACGCACCTGTCTGCTCTTGCGAACGTCGAAGCCGTTTACCCCATCGACCCACATGGGCAGAGTCTGACCATCGGGCCTGTCGATGTTGACCGGCATGATGCCCAACTGCTTGTAGTGCGGGGAGAACGGGGACACATCGAAGAAGTTATCGTCGAGGTCGAATACTACCTTGCCGCCCCATTCGCGGATCTGATGGGTGATCCTAACTACGTTTTCGGAAAACGCCCTCCCTAAAACCACAACGTCCGCTTCCCTGCATTTATCTATAATGTCCCCGTCCCCCGCCTCGATGAAGGCCACCTCCGCTAAACCAAGCCGCTGGATCTTGCGGAGGGGTTGGGTGATGCGGATGTTGGTACACGCTCCGGTATCCTGGCAGAAGCCCGCTACTTTCAAATCGCCTCCAAAATGTCGTTAGGGGTGATCTCCCACATGCATATCTCGTCCTCAAAGAAACAATCCGTGCGGTTGTCCATCCGGTCGATGCATCCGTGGCAAATCGTTGGCGACTTGACGCCATCGCCCTTCAGCGTGGGGCCAAGCAGTTTCAGCGTTTTGACGCCTGCGCCCTCCGCGTACTCGGTCCATTCGGACGGTGCGCCTATGAACAAGTCGGCTTCCTCGATCACCTTCCTGTTGGCGTCCTGCGCGAAATCCTCCTTGACGTAGAAAACGCGGTGGCCGCGATCCAACAGTTTCTGCGTCAGTTCTGCACAGTATTCATTGGGCCACTTCTGGAAGATGCGCTCGGTAACGTGCAGGGCTATTTTCATCGGATGAACACATGCCCCGCATCGGACGCTTCGTTCTTCAGCCGCTCGACCGTGTAGTGCTGAGGATTCTCTGCCAGCTTCCGCATCAGGAACTTGCGCCAATCGGCGGTCCAATTCGCCTGTTGCTTGCCGCCGATACGCTCGAACTCCCTCTGCCATCCCCGGTACACAATCGCGTCCACGGAAGCGATCTTTCGCGCCAGCCCGCCCTCCCGCGAATAAGAAAACCCGTTGTTCGGGTCTTTCCGCTCCTCGGCGTTCGACGCAAAATGCTCCCGCAAGTCCCTCACGCCGTACATGTGAAGCGTTTTCTTGAGCGTGTCGTACTCGGTGTACCAAGTAACGTCGCCGTCGTTGTATACCCTTTGCATCTATCCTCCCGAAACAAGAGGGCCGCCCGAAGGCGGCCCCCTGTTCCCGGTGTGTTATGTTGACTGTCTACTAACCGCTGATGAACAGACCGTTGCCGGACGGGTTGCGGGCCTCGATGGTCCACTGCTGCCGGATCATCTTGTCGTACCCGAGGCCGCGCCGAGCCAGCGGGATCTCGCCGGCGGGGATCAGGATCGACTTCTTCCACAGCGATTCGTCCAGGATGTAGCCGATGGACGAGGCCGCGTACCGATCCTTCTTCAGTTCCACGGTGGAGAAGTCGCCCTCGTACACATCGACCACGTTGGAGATCTTCTTGGACCCGTCGTGGACACGCGAGGTAGAGGTGCCCCACCCGGAGATGAGCCGCTTCAGGTGCCCGTTGACGTACACGGCGTTCGGGCGGCCCCCTTCATCCCAGATATCCTGAAGGATGAGGTTGAACGTACCCTCCGCGATGGACGCCGCGCCGGTCATGACGGCGGAAATCCAGGTGCTCGGCACACCGGAGTAGCCCGTGGACCCGGTGACGCCGATCACCCAGGAGTGTACGTTCCGCATGCGCCGGGGAACCGTGGTCGTACCGGCGTTGCCGGAAGCACTCCCGTTGTAGTTGAACAGGATGGCCTCGAAGTCCCGCTTCAGTTCTGCCAACGCCTTGGCCTTCTGGTAGGAAACCTCCGAGGACCTGGCGGCCTTTGCCACCACTTCCTGCGTTTCCGTGATGGTGAACTCCTTGGTGCAAATCTGGCAGTAGTTCCCGAGCCGACCCGTCGGAGTTACGGCGTCGGCACCGAAGGTTTCGCCTTCAACCGCAGCGTTCTCGGGGTTGGCCGCCGCAAGCGCGTCGGTCTGCCACTCGTGGTACACGCCCTTGCAAGGAGCGGTCCCCATCGCATCGTACAGCGGGGCTTCCTTGGGGGAGATGACCTCAAGAATGTCGGTCAAATCCTCCCTGTTTCCGGTCGCGCCGAAAACATTGAAAGCATTGGTGAGCATCGCCATTGTTATGTACCTTCCTTATCGGTTAAGTTGGTTTGGAGTCTCGATGCACAAGAAGCTCTGCGGCGATCTGCAAATGCCTCGACTGATTGGCCGGATCGCGGAGTTGCTTCACAAGTTCACGCTCCCGCTTCTCCCACGACTTGAGCGGCGATGCCTGCTCGCCCTGTACGCCGGGAGGGGTAACGACGGCGGCTTTCTTTACCGCCTCCTTGTGTTCCAGCTTCTTCTTGATCTCCTCCGGGGTGGCCTTCGGCGGCTCCGGCTTGGCGGCCATCTTCTCCAACCGCTCCCGCCGGTCCTTGGCTACCCGGTCGTACTCGGGCAGAAACACGGTCGGGTCGGAATCGAGCATACGAGCCGCCTCGGGGGGCAACCGCATAGCGTACTCCCGTAGTTCGTTCAATATCTCCGCGTGGTCCGGCTCCGCTTGCCGCTTCATGATCTCGTACTGGATCTGTATCGGCACCGGCGGCGGCGCGGGCGGCTTCTCTAACTCGCCCGTTTCATACGCCTCGGCTACCTTCTGCCTGAACCAATCCGACTCGATGATCGGCAAAAACGGTTCCAGCCGCTTGTTACGCTACCAAAACTCCTTCTCGTTCTCCTCGAACGCACGGAGCTTGTTCAGGCGTACCTGAACCTGAACGGGATCGTATTCGACATCTTCTTCCTTGCCGCGAAACTTCAACTTGAATTTCCACTTGTCCGGTCCCTTCGGCTTCTCCGGTTCCGGTTCCTTGGGCGGCTCCTCGGGAGGTTTCTCCTCCTCCTTCGGCTCCTCCTTGGCTTCTTCCTTCGGCGGCTCCGGCTCCTTGCCCTCGACTTGCGCGTTGTCGGGGCTACCCTGCGGCTCCTCCGGTTCCTCCTCGGCTTCGGTGCGGGACGCATCGGGGTTTACAAGATGCGTTACATCCACGCCCTCGATGAATACCCTGCCCTTCTCCTTGTCTACGGCGAAATACGGTGCTTCCTCGGTCGGCGTCTGCTCGACCACTTCGTCAGCCATACATCCTCCTATTCGGCCAGTAACGGCTCGATTTTCTTGATCGCGGCGTCCATTACGGCGCGTTTCTCATCGACCACCTTGAAGGCGTCGAACTTGTATACGGCGTTGTGTGCGCGGTCCAGAGATTCCCGCCAGTCTATGACCGACTTTATCGCGTCGATCACTTCCTGACGCTCCCGCTCCAGTTTCTCGATGTATCTCTCAGCCAAGTAATCCTCCCAGGAACGGCTTTTTGCTCGCTCCTAACAGTTCGTCCAACTGCTTTTTGTTGTATTCCCCATTCTCGGCGTAGTATTCCAACGTCTTTCTGAACTTCCGGCAGAGCGTTACGAGGAAGTACGCCCTATCTCTGCCTGCCGTGTCGTTTAAGGGAAGTTTGTCTGCGGCGTCGAAGCACTTGCGTTCAAACGAATCGAAGAACTCAACCAGAACCGGGTTGGATAGAAGCCGCCGGGAGTCCTCCGCCGCTTGGATTAGTTGTTGCAGCTGCTCCTGCGCCTGTATTTGCGATTGATCCAATGGTTGTACCGCCAGTACCTCCACCTCCCCCCATGAGTGTATTCATCGCCATCATCTGGCTCATCTCGGCCCCGTTATTGAGGAACACATCCGGCAGGAACCTCTCCACATCCTTGTAACCCATCGACTTGACCATCTCCCGGATGATCGAATTGCTCACCTTGGCGTCCAGCGCGGGAATGCCTACCTGTACCAGTTGCCCCAGCGTGGCTAACAACTGTTGCATGTTCACGATGGTTTGCTGGCGGGACGCCTGCCCCATGATCACATGCACCCGGAGGTCCATCTTCCCCTCCAGGTCATCCGGGGCGATCTGCAAAAACTTGTTTTCCAGCCGAACGTAGGTGTTCCGGGTCAGGAATTTCTTGTTCATCAGGACCATCGCCCGGAACAGGTCCGACATGCCGGTAGCCATGATCTTGGCGATCATCCGAATCCGTTGAGACGCCTGATTCAACGCCGCCATCTGGCCCGAGAATGTTTCGTTGTACCGGTCCCCCACGCCCTTCGAGGACTTGTTTACGCCCGTTCTCTGCTCGGCCAACGCCGTGGCGTACTCAAGGACGCTGAACGCCACCGGGTTGAACGGCTGAGTTACCAACTCCATCAACGCCGTGCGGACGTCGGTGCCTGGGACCACGCGGATCGGCACTCCTACCCGGTTGTCGAGGATATCGGCCTGGTTCACCAGCGTCGGGTCGTACACCTTGCGGGAATTGTTGCTCTGCGCCATGTTGTCCACCATCTGGCGCAGAAGGAACGTCCGCAACTTCTGAATGTCCTCCACCATCTCGGCTACCGTGATGCCGGAGAACTTGTCGATATCGTCTATGCCGCACAGTTTTACGAAGGGCGGGTACTTGTACGGGTTGATCTCGTTCCGCACGATCTTGTCGCCTACAATCCAGATCATCCGGTTTTCAAGAAAACCGTCCCCGTCCGTATCCATCTGCACATAGCACTCGTACAACAGATACTCTTTCCTCGCCGGGTCGGCAGAATGCTCTGGATCACGGGACAAATCGTCCTGCTGAGCCAGCGTCACCTCGCTCCCGATGTTGTCGGTGGACGGCACCCCGTTGGTGTTCTCGTCCAGCACGGCAGACACGTTCTGCGCCAGTCCTTCCCGCTCCTTACGCCGCAACCAATCGGCGGTCACTCGGGTCTTATGGGCTACAAACGGGCTGTCCTTGATGGTGCGGGCGTTGGGATGCCTTAAAAACTCTCCGTCCGGCACGGAGAAGAACCTCGGCCCGTCGTACTCGATGGACCGCTCGACCCCCTCCACCGTCGCGCCGCCGTCCCCCACCTCCACCCGGTCCACCTGAAACACCTCGGGGGCTTGGGACATCAATAGCAACTCGTCGGGCGATACCCCCTCCCAGCGCTTCGACTCGGAGGAAACGTCCTTCTCCCAACAGTACTTGATGATGCCGCCAGGACGGAACAACAGCCCCTTTTTCATTGCCAGCCGGAACGGAACCACCGCATCGCTCTGCCGCCAGAACTGATACCGGCACAGCTCCGTCATCGCCTGCGCCGCAACCTCGTCCTCCGGCCCCTGCGGTTCGAACTCGGGAATGCCGTTCTCCTCGGAGAATATGTCCTCCAACGCGGGCATGATCCACTCCACCGTCTCGAACACGGTGGTATCCACGATCTGCGACCGGCCCGCTTCCTCGTTGTCCATCGTCTTGGCGCGGTACCGCTTGTACATGCGGGCGTTGTCGTCGGATTCCGTTTCGGCAACTTCCTCGGCCTTGCGGATCTCCTCCTTCAAGTACGCCACGATCTGGTCATGCGTCAGTTCAGGCATGTTTCAGCTCCACGGGCGTTACCCGGATAATATCGTCCTCGACAACGGCCTCGTACCCCGGCATCCGATGACGTATAACCGCCAACGTGCCCGCCAGCGGCGGGTGCCCCTTCTCTGGGCAGAAATCCCTCGCATCGTCGATCAGCACCACGCTCCCCGGCTTCGCCAGCGCGAATACGGCCTTCAACTCGTCCAATACCGGGGTAACGAACTTCCCCAAAGCCGTGTCCCCGCCGCTGTAATGCGCGTCCAGCCAGATCAGGCATGGCTCCTGCATCAACGCCAGCACCGCCACGAGCAACGATCCCGAATCGCCGCAGGCAATCGTTACGTTCCCGTCGTGCTTGAACCTCTCCCCCGCCTCCCGCGCCAACTCCTCCCCCAACTCAATGGAGAAAACGCGCCGGAAATGCGGCAGACAGGCCGCCACCATGTCGCCGCGATAGGTGCCGGTTTCCACCAGCGTGTCCAGACAAAAACGCCGCCCATAGGCGGCGATCACCTCAGCTTTACCCTGCTGACTAAGCGTTGACAACGCCCCTCACATTCAGCGGCTCGGAGAAGATCCGCGTGTTCCGCTCGGCATACCCGAATAAATCCATCGCTATGTACTGCAAGGCGTCATGAATATGCGAATACAGGTTCTTCTCGGGCGTATCCGAATGCATCCCCGTATTCGCCCGCTCCACATACCGATACCCGCCGCTGAACCCGTCGATCAGCCGCTTGCACCGGGGGTCGATCACCACCCGGGCCCGCCCCTTGGAAGTCTTGGTCAGCATCCGCTTGACCGATTCCAGCCGGGGCAACAAGGCGTTCGTAACCGCCGCACGGCAATTCCTCTTCTTCGTCCGTAAAATATCCATGCAGGACTTCTCGTCCGTAGTGGCCCGCTGCCGACCCGCCGGATCGCCCACGTCCCGAAACGTAAACCCCGGAAACTCCCTATTGCAGAAATCCACCACCAGGTCCCCGAACTCGTCGATCCCCATATCGTCCGAATACAACTCCCGCAAAATCGCCCACCGGCCATCCGGAAGCACCTGGGTGATCACACACGCCGGGGTCAACCCGAAATCCCACCCGCAGGCCAGCTCCACGCCGGCCACGGGCTTCAAATGCTCCTTACTAACGTGGAAATCATGGTTGAACTCGTTCCCGTACACCGGCTTGCCGGAAAATATCGCGCCCCACTCGCCGTCAATATACCGACGCTTGATCTCGGGCCGGTCCCGGTAGATCGCTTCCAGATTGTCGTAATACTCCTTCGTCAGATACGGGTTCTCCCGCGCACCCTGCCGCCAGTACGCATGCCCCGGCAGCGGATTACTTACATAATCCCGGTACAGCCAATGCTCCGTATCGCACGGGTTCGTCGTCAGCAACGACCGGAACACCCCCGCCGGAGCACCCGCCGGGTACGACATACGACCCTCCAAGATCAACTTGACGTCCTGCGATACCTCCACCGCCTCGTCAATCCAAAAGGTCGTTATCTCAACACCCTTGAACTTCTCAATGTCCTCCGGCGTATCCGCCGAACGAAACAACACCTCCCAGAAATACCCGTTCCCCAACGGGAACAAAAACGACAAGTCCTGCTCCCGCCACTTCGCACCCATCACACCCTTCGGAACCCATTGGAAAAATGTCTTGATCACCGAATCCAACAGCATCCGGTACGTCTTCCTCACGCATATCGTCCGGCATATGATCCCATCCTGCACCGCAGATGCCGGAATCGCACCCGCAGGCATCTCCTGGGCCATCTGCAACAACTCCACAACCGCCGCGACAGACTTCCCGGACCGGAACGGCCCCACCAACATCCGACTCCGAGCATCCGAAGCGTGAAACGGCCTCAAAGACGCAATCGAACTGTATGAACGTACCAGCTCCGGCAATTACTTCCGCTCCAATATCTTCACATCGTCCGGGTTGAACACGACGAAGTTGCGCGTACCCTTGCCGCCAGCGCGGGAACCGCCGTCGAGATACTTGATGCCGGGGATGCCGAGTTCCTCTAAAACGCTTTCTGGATCTCCTTGCGCCTTGGCCCTTTTAAACCAATCGCCAATCGTTTCGTTGGGTGCTGG